CTTATACTCTATCATTGAAAAGGGTCAAGAAGCCATTGATGGTATTCTTGAGTTGGCACAAGAAAGTGAGATGCCTAGAGCATATGAGGTTGCTGGTCAGTTAATTAAGAATGTGGCCGATGCAACTGACAAACTTCTTACACTCCAACAGAAGTTGAAAGATGTTAATGAAGACAAGGTAGAAAAAGGACCAACCACCGTCAATAATGCATTGTTTGTTGGATCTACTGCAGAACTTCAAAAACTCCTTAAGAATTCAACTAAAGATATAAATAGTTAAAATGATATGTAAAGATGTCAGTACCTTCAGTTAATATAAGAATTGAAAAAGGAACTACTTTTGAGTCAACCTTTACTATCTCAAACTCTGATGGTACTGTATACTCTTTGAATAATTATACTGCAACATCAAAGATAAGAAAGTATCCAACAGATTCTTCTTCAAAATCATTTTCAACAACCATAACAGCAGCAACTGGTGAAATTAAAATTGCTATGAGTGCATCAAATACTGCAGATTTGAGTTCTGGTAGAAATTATTTTGATATCATTATTACCAAATTATCTGATGGATCAATAACAAAAGTTATTGAAGGTATGGCTTTAGTAGTAGACACGGTATCCCTATGAAAGTTAGTGTATCTAGTGCACAGACATTTACGGTATCTTTAAAACAATCTCAAGAAAATACCTTTAAGGTAGCAACAATTAGTGGAGGTGTTCAAGTGCCAGCTAGTTTTGGAGACTTAGACGACTTTGATGAACGGAATGTTACAGACAAGTCTGTGATTATGTATGATGCATCAACTCAAAAGTATGTTGCAGTTAATGTTGATGAATTATTATCTGCTGCAGTAACTGATACAGGATCTTCTGGATTGCCAAGTGACTTCATAGATCAACTAGACACTGATTTGGATGATCGTGTTGATTTGGATGCAGGTAGTTTTTAGAAATAATTTAACTAAATATAAGTAACAGAAACAACGGAAAATTTCAATGTCAGCACCTGTAATTCAGTTTAAGAGAGGTGTACTGGCTAACTTGCCTGGTCTCAGAGCAGGTGAACCAGGATTCACAACTGATAGTTATGATCTTTATGTTGGTATTGACTCTACAACCAGTAATAACCAGTTTGTAGGTTCTAGTCGTTATTGGTCTGTCAACACTTCTACCGTTGGTAGTGGTGTCAAACTTGTAGAAGGCACAGACAACGGTACGAATACCGTTACCATCAAGTCACCTGACTCTCTGGCAGCAAGTTACACATTGACGATGCCAGCGGATGATGGCAACAATGGAGACCTCCTTACTAGTGATGGTAATGGTGGACTGTCATTTGCTGCTCCAGCCTCATCAAGCTTCACTCTTGCTGCTGATAGTGGATCAAACGATACTTTCAACACTGGAGAAACTCTCACCTTTACTGGTGGAGAGGGTATTGATACCGCAGTAAGTGATAACACAATCACGATTTCTGCAGAAGATGCAACTGATTCAAACAAGGGTATTGCATCATTCGACTCAACTGATTTCACGGTTTCATCTGGTGATGTCACTCTGAACGCTGAGAGAGTCCAAGATATTGTTGGTACAGCAATTACCACAGGTACACAAACTCTTATCACTGTCTCATATGATGATGTAAATTCACAATATGATTTTGTAGTTGATAACGATCTTGCTAACTATAGTAATACTACCTCTGCATTCATCACCGCATCATCAACTGACACTCTTACAAATAAGACTTTTGATGCTAATGGTACTGGTAACTCACTGTCTAACGTAGAAGTTGCTGACCTGGCAGCATCCGCTGTTGTTATTGAGTCTGAAGGTATTGGTTCTAATGATAATGACACTACTCTTCCTACATCAGCTGCTGTTAAAGACTATGTTGATACTTCAGTTGCTGCTGTTGACTTAGAGATTGGAACCGCTGGTGACTCTGGTACTGGTACAGTTAATACTTCACAGTCACTGACAATTTCTGGTACATCAAACGAAGTTGAGACTTCTGCATCTGGTCAAACTATTACCGTTGGTCTTCCTGATGCAGTTACAGTTACTACCTCATTAACAACTCCAACTGTCAAGGCAACAAACGTACAGGCAAACGACGGAACCACTGCTATCACCATCACAGATAGCACTGGTGCTGTTGCGTTGAACAACAACCTAACAATTGCTGGTAATCTTATTGTTAATGGTTCTACTACACAGGTTAATACGTCACAAACAACCATTGAAGACCAACTTCTGGAATTGGGAATGGTTGATGGTTCTGTACCATCATCTGATTTGAATAAGGACATTGGTGTCATCTTTAACTATTACACAGATGCTGCTAAGAAAGCAGCAGTGTATTGGGATGATTCGGCATCGAGAATTGTAGTTTCTGCAGTAGCAACTGAATCCTCAGGTGTTCTGACTAACTCTACAGCAGGTGCTCTTGAAGTTGGTTCACTTTATGTTAATGATTGTGCGGGTAATACACAAGTTATCAATTGTTCTGGTGGTGTTAGAACTCTTGAGAACATCAGTATTGATGGTGGTTCATTCTGATTCTAACCACAACTTAATAAATAGGGGAGACTAAACATCTCCCCTTTTTTTATGAATGAAGATTATAAGTATTTGTTAGCATCATATCAAACAACAGCATCTGATTTGTTTACACAATCTGTAGCAACAAGTGCAAAAATTAGACAACTGACTGACCTTGTAAATGCGTTGAATGAGAAGATTCAAGAACAAGAGAAAGAGATTGAAAAACTTACGTCAAAACCAAAGAGAACAATAAAATCAGAGACAAAAGACTTTCAATAAATAACTAATAAGTCTCAATATATATTGAGATCTATGGTATATACCAAAGATGAACTTAAATGGCAGATCCGATTATTAAAATAAAACGATCTTCTGTCGCTGGTAAAAAACCGACTAGTGCAAATTTAGAGTTAGGTGAATTAGCTCTTAACACTAGTGATGGTGTTCTTTACACTCGAAGAGAAAGATCAGGAATTGCAACAGACATTGTTAACATTGGAGCTGGTGCAACAGTAACAAATATTTTATATGTCACAGAAGACGGAAACGACACAAACACAGGGGAAAAACTTGGAGACGCAAAGGCAACAATCTCAGGAGCAGTTGCGATCTCAACAACAGGAACAGTTATTAGAGTTTCTGCTGGTACATACATAGAGAACAATCCCATCAAACTACCACCCCAAGTAAGTGTTATCGGGGATAGTTTGAGAGAGGTGACGGTTCAACCACAAAACTCAAATCAAGATTTATTCCATGTAGCACCTGGAAATTATATTACTGAGTTATCTTTCAATGGAACATTAGATTCTGGAAAGGCAGTAGTTGCCTTTGATCCAGATACTATTAGAAACTCAACACAATCTCCATATATTAGAAACTGTACCAATTTTATTGAGAACAGTATTGGAATGAAGATTGATGGTAATCACGTTCTTGGTGATACTAAGAGTATGGTTACAGACTCTTATACACAATATAATAAAAATGGAATTGGTGTTTCTATCACAAATGAAGGGTATGGTCAGTTAGTTTCATTATTCACCATTTGTACTGATACTGCAATCTATTGTGGTTCTGGTGGAGGATGTGACTTAACAAACTCCAACTCATCATTTGGTAATTATGGACTGATTGCAGAAGGTGTAAGTTCCGAAAAAATATCGGGTATCGTCACAACAGCAACAGATGCAGGAAGTTCAGTATTTGAAATTGCTGGTGTTGGAACTGTTAGACCTTTTGATGGTCAGGTAATGATATTTGATGAACTATATTATGAAGTTGAGAGTATATCAGTTGGTTCTGGTGGTACAGGATATACAAGTCAACCAACTGTGACTATTGATTCTCCAAGTGAATCGTGGGGTGTTCAAGCAACTGCATCTGCAAATATTGAAAACGGAAAAGTAACATCTATTGATATTGTTTCAAATGGTAGAGGATATGGTTCCTCTACTCCTACTGTAACAATATCTTCTCCAAATGTTGGTGTTAATACAGCAACTGTTACTGCAACACTAACTCCAAAGTATTATGTGATTGAAAGTGCTACACAACCAGTATCTGGCGTTTCTACTGTAACAATTACAGAAAATTTACCATATGCTGTTGGTGTAGGAACTACTGCACCAATATACAAACAAAGTAGAATTTTAGCATCTAGTCATTCTTTTGAATATATTGGAAGTGGAGTTACAATTGCAACTGCATTACCTCAAACTGGTGGAATCGCGATTCAAGAGAATGAAGTCATTTCAAAAGATGGTGGTTTGGTGATTTATACCAGTACAGATCAATCTGGAAACTTTAGAATTGGTGATGGTGTTGTAGTTAACCAATCTACTGGAACTATTTCTGGTAATTTTTATTCCAAGAGTTTGATAGCAAATGTTACGCCAATTGTACTAGCATTAGGAGGTATGTAAGAAATGGCATTAGCACTAAACGTTTACAAAACAGTAACTCAAGTTGTTCCTACTAGTGCAGTTGGTATTTACACTGCACCAGTGGGTTACTCTGGAGTTGTTCTATTAGCACAAGTTGCAAATATTGGTTCATCGACACAAACAGTCACTGTTTCTCATGAAAGAAGTGTTTCTGGTGCTGCAGTAACTACAGAAATTGTAAAAGATTTTCCAGTATCTGGTAATGATACTGCAAGTATTTTGAATGGAAAATTAATTATGGAAACCAATGATATCATCAAAATATCAGGTAGTACTGCAACAGACCTTAAGTTTATTGGAAGTATTTTAGAAACACTTAACTAATATTTTACGAAGATGGTAAAATTCTTAAGCAACCGTCAAAGAACATTAGACTTAGGTATAACCAGTTATACCGAAGGAAGTGATGTGTTAACTATAACTGGAAATACTAGTATTTCTGGTATTGTTACTGCAATAGCAGGTGCTGCAGTTACTTATTATGGTGACGGTAGTAATCTAACAGGTGTTGCATCATCTGCAGTAAGTATTAGTACATCTGCACCATCATCTCCTTCTGTCGGAGACTTATGGTTTGATCCAGATTATGGTAGATCAGTTCTCTATTATAATGATGGTAATACATCACAGTGGATTGATCACTCTCCTGTAAACACTACAGTTTCAGATGCATCAGACTTAACAGTTACTAATGGTCTTAATGTAACTGGTGTTTCTACATTTAATGATAACCTAAACCTGTTAGATAATGATAAGTTAATATTTGGAACGGGTGGAGATTTAGAGATCTATCACGATGGATCACATAGTTACATTGATGATGCTGGAACTGGTAATC